CGGTGCAGAGAAAGAGGTCAAAGATTTAAAAGATGGCATACAAGGTGTCGGCAATGCCACAGAAGGTAGTATTGCCCAGCTTAAAGAATTAAAAAAGCAGTTAAAAAATACTGCTGCCGGCTCCGAGGAATTCCAAAAGTTATTTAACCAAATTGACGATCTAGAAGATAAAATTAAAGGATCAAAGAAAGCATCTAGCGATTGGATCGATACTTTAGAGAGTGCTGGTGGGCCACTAGGAATGGTTGGAGCCGCGCTTAATAAAGCAAAAGTTGCAACAACATCATTTAGCGCTGCACTTAAGGCAACTGGTATCGGGTTACTAGTTAGTTTAGTTGCCGGCCTTGCTGCTGCATTTGCAAAGAATGAAGGCGCAATGAAAAAGCTTGAGCCTATCATGACGCAGTTTGGTAGGATCTTAAATGGCATCCTTGGCGCTTTAGAGCCAGTTATTGATGCGTTAATTGATCTAGCAACTAAGGCAATGCCTTATGTGACAGATGGCTTTAGAGTGGCTTATTCTGTTATGAGTTCATTCTTGCAAGGATTGGGCATGGTTGGATCAGCGGTTAAAAAGTTTATAAGTGGTGACTTTAGTGGTGCGTGGGATGATGCTAAAAAGTCTGTCACTGAGTTTGGCACTAGATATGAAGCTGCAAATAAAAGATTTATTGCTGGTACTAAAGAATTGACAGATGCCGAGAAAGAAGAGCAAGCTAAAAGATTAGCAGAACAAAAAGCGCACAATGAAAAGGTAGCGGCCGAGCGTAAAGCAGCGCAAGAAAAAAGAGACGCAGAAGAGAAAGCAAGACTTGAAAAAGCAGCAGCAGACGCTAAAGCTTACGAGGAATTTGATACTGCATTGCAGCAAAGACTTAACGAAATTGCAGACGAAAATGCTGCAAAAGAACTTGCAAGAAAAGAGAAAGCAGCAGCAGATGCTAAAGCTTTTGAGCACTTTGACACTCAGTTACAACAAAGACTAGTCCAAATTGATCAAGAGGCAGCAGAAAAAAAGAAGGCAGCAGATGATGCAGTCACTCAAAATAAAATTAATAATGCAAATGCAGTTATAAATATCCTTGGCAATCTTAACGAAATAGCTGGTGCAAGTTCAGCTATAAGCAAAGGTCTTGCATTGACTCAAATAGGTATTGATACTGCACAAGCAATCTCTGCATTGGTTAAGAATTCCGAGCAAAACCCTCTTAACGCTTGGACATTTGGTAGTGCCGGACTTACTCAGTTTTTATCTGGTATGGTAAGAATCACTGCAAACATTGCAAATGCTAAAAGATTATTAAGTAGTAAAGTTGCAAGCGTGCCAAGTCCAGTGATGCCAAGTATGCCTAGACCATCAATTCCAAGCATGGGTGCAACGGCTCCACTTACGCCATCATTTCAAGCTACAACTTTGAATCAAGCGCAAGTTAACCAGATTGGGAATGTTGCAGCTAGAGCGTATGTTGTAGAGAGTGACATAAGTGGCAATCAAGAAAGGATCGTAAGATTAAACAGAGCCGCTAGGATTAACTAAAAGTACCTAAACGGCATTAAAAATATTTATTAAGTATGAACTTACCTATTTACGAATTAAGAATACAAGAAGATTTGCAAGATGATGCCGAGGTATCATTTATTGCACTTGTAGACAAACCAGCGATCCAGCGTGACTTTGTAGCTTTTAGTCAAGATTTTATTGAGCCAAGCAAAGGTGAAGGCAAAGATGCTTTTTTACCTAGATGTATTAGCTATATGATCAATGAAGGCAAAGAGAATGAGCAAGCAGTTGCTATTTGTAATTCAATCTGGGAACAACACTTTGCAGAAGAGTCATACAACGACTACCCAGAATCAGCTAAAAATAACGCAGAGCGTGGCATAAGATTAAATGATAAACTTGGAAATAAATGTGCAACACAAGTAGGCAAGGTAAGAGCGCAACAAATCATGCAAGGTGAGAATTTAAGCAAAGAAACAATCAAGCGCACCTATTCTTACTTAAGCCGTGCAAAGGAATACTACAACCCAGATGATAGCGAAGCTTGTGGTACAATTAGTTATTTGTTATGGGGTGGTGAGCCTATGTTAAGATGGTGCGAGTCTAAGATGAATAATGAAGATTTTAAAGCTGCAAGCATGCAGTTTGCAATTCAAGATGAAGATAAGCATATCATATCTGGGCCGATCATGTTAGCTGACAAGCCTATTTATCGTAACAATAAAAAGTTTGGTGAGCATTTCGTAACATTCCCAGCAGAGACAATTAAAGACATTGCAATCAAATTTAGCAAAAAAGGTTATCAAGATAAGGTTAATTTGATGCATGATAAGTCAATGACTTTGGATGGATTGATCATGTTTGAATCATTTATCGTTGACAAAGAGCGAGGCATCCAGCCGATGAAAGGATATGAAGATGCTAAAGATGGCAGCTGGTTTGGTAGCTTTTATGTTGAGAATGAGCAAGCATGGCAACTAATTAAAGAAGGAAAAGTAAAAGGATTTTCTGTTGAAGGATTCTTTGAATATCCAGTAGAAAAGAAGGCACCAACCTATGCAGAGCAAAAGCTTGCAGAACTGGCTGAGTTACTAAAAGTACCTTTATCAATTAAATAATATATATAAAGTATGAAAGACGCACAAAACATTCTAGAGAAAGTATCTTTGTTTTTCGCTGAGTTAGTGAATAACGAAGATATGCCAATGCCAAGCGGCGAGCCTAAAGCAGAAGTTAAGATGATGGAAGCTAAGTTGAAAGACGGCACTATTGTTGAAGTTACTGAGTTAGCAGTTGGTGGTATTGTAACTATTGAAGGCCAACCGGCACCAGTAGGTGAGCATGAACTTGAGAGCGGTGAAGTTATCGTTTTAGGCGATAATGGAGCGATCATGGAGATCAAGCCAAAGAAAGAAGAGGAAGTAAAAGTAGAAGTTGAAGTACCTCAAGTTGAAGATATGAGCGCAAAATTTGCTGCTTTTGAATCTGCAACTAATGAGAAATTCAGCGCTTACGAAAACAAGTTTGCACAATATGAGGCTAAATTAGGCCAAGCAAACAAAGTGATTGAAGGCCTTATGCAGATCAGCAAGATGTTGGTTGAAGCGCCTCAGTCTGCACCGGATGCTGGTGTTAAAACAAGCAACAACTTTGCAGAAGCTAAAACAGACGCAAAAGCAGAGTTTGAAAAATTTTCAAAATCAATTTGTTCATAATTAAAAATTAAATAAAATGTCATTATCATTCAGCGGCATAAGCGCATATACTAAACAAGAGATTGCGCCATTGTTAACAGAAGCAGTATTCTCTGCAAAGACTCAAGGCTTAGTAAAGTCTGGTGGTATCTTATTACCTAAAACAAAATCAAGCGTTAAAGTACCTAAATTAGCTACTCAAGCGAATTTTCAAACAGATGCTTGTGGATGGGATCCAAGTGGTACTACAACTTTATCTCAAGCTGAGGTAGTAGTTGGTAAGATCAAAATCGAAGAGACAATCTGTCCTAAAGATTTTGAAGCTTATTTCTCTCAAGAAGCTTTAAAAGCTGGTTCTACTTACGAAGATTTCGGATGGGCAGAATTTCAAACTAAGTTCACAGAGCAAAAAAATAAGATGATTGCAAAGCAATTAGAAGTTGCAATCTGGCAAGGTGATACTGATAGCACTAACCCTAACTTGTCAAACTTTAATGGTTTGATCAAATTAATCGATGCTGGATCACCAGTAAATGCAAACGTATCTGGTTATGTATCTGGTGGCCCTATCTCTCAAATCACTGCTGCAAACGTAGTTAGCGCATTGAACGGAGTTTACAAAGCTATCCCAGTTGAGATCATCGATATGGCTGACTTAAAAGTATTTGTTGGTAATGATGTTTACAGATTAGCAGTTTTAGCTTATCAAGCATTAAACCTTTACAACTACAAAGTTGATGGTGATGCTAGTCAAACTTTCATCATCCCAGGCACTAATGTTGAATTAGTAGCAGTAAATGGTTTGAATGGTACTGGTGACATCTATGCAACTACTTTGTCTAACATCGCAATGGCGTTTGACTTAGAAGCAGAAGAAGAAAACTACACAATCTGGTACTCTAAGGATAACAACGAAGTTCGTTATAGAGTAGCATTTAAATTAGGTGTGAACGTAGCTTACACAACAATGTGTGTGAAGTTCAAGTCTACTATCTAATTTTATAAATAACCAAAGAAAGGCGGTGCAATAAACGCCGCCTTTTTTTTAAACTTTTTTATCATGTCATGTGCAATAACAAGCGGTTACACGATTGATTGTCGCGAAAACATCGGAGGCTTACAAGCCGTGTTTTTAGCGGAGTTCGGTAACATTACAGCTGTTGCAGAAGTGAGCGGTTTAGTTACCGGAATCACTAAAGCAACTGGAAAGAGATTCTATAAATTTGAGGTGCCAAGAGCAACCGCAAATACAAGTTCAAATGCAACTGCATCCGAAGAGAACGGATCAGTATTTTATACTCATCAAGTGGTTTTTCCTCTTAATAAAAGAGATTCTACAACTGCAAACATTGTTCGTACTTTAGCTAAAAATAAGCTAGTTGCAGTTACTTTAGACATGGATGGCAATTATCGCATGTATGGCGAAGGAAATGGTCTTTACTTAGCTACAACTGAGAGTGGATCTGGTACTGCTGCCGGCGATCGTAACGGGTACAACATCACATTGACTGGTGTTGAGAAAGATGATTTTTTACAAGTGTCTGCATCAGTAGGAGCGGCTCTTGAGACTGCTGGGTAATTTTACCACTAGTAGTAATTAATTATGCCCTACCTACTTTGTGTGGGTAGGGCATTTAATTTTTATAACATGTTACACATATACAAAGGCATTGACAATAATTTGATATTTACCGGCTTAGAATTGGCGACAATTACTAACCCGAAATACTTGTTATTTTCACAAGTGCAACAGAAAATTGTGTTACATTTGTAGGGACTAACATAAGCACAGATGATAGGTACCAGAAGGTTCTAGTTTTAAAGTCTGTGTTTCAAAATAAAGAGAGTGGCACTTGGAGGTATAAGATAAGAGAACAAGCAAGCG